GCAATCTACACCGATAACGGTGACGCCCTAGAGTTTGACATCAAGCATCGTTATCAAGTGTTACGTGAGGTCATTGACGAGAGCAGTCAGAAGGTTCTGATATTCGCGCCGTTCAAACACGTCATTGACTTACTGTCTAACAAACTACGCCAAGACAATATAACGTGTGAAATCATACGTGGGGATGTCCCAGCACCACGTCGAACCGAGATATTCAAACAGTTCCAAGAGCAAGATGATCCACGAGTTCTGGTAATCCAACCACAATCTGCCGCGCACGGAGTCACATTGACAGCCGCAAACACGGTGGTCTGGTGGGGGCCGACTAGCTCACTTGAAACCTACGCGCAAGCTAACGCCCGCGTGCATCGATCAGGCCAAAGACACCCTTGTACCGTTGTACAACTACAAGGTTCTAACGTAGAAAAACACGTTTACAGGTTATTAGATAAAAGAATTGACGTTCACACAAAAATGATTGATCTTTACCAAGAAATACTTGACTAGATCACCAAACAACAATAAAGTGAACAATGTGAAGGAGAGGAGGATGTTATGTCAAACATACCTATTGAAAAACTGACGCGTGCCTACCTGAAAATCAGGACACACCGCGCTGAATTGAAGTCTAAGTTCACCGAAGAAGACGATGTTCTGAAACTTCAACAAGAGAAAAGCAAACACGCATTGCTGAAGCACTGTGAAGACACAGGTGCCGAAAGCGTACGCACTTCTGAAGGGCTGTTCTACCGAACGGTAAAACAAAAGTATTGGACGAGCGATTGGGAATCGATGGGTAAGTTTGTTGTCGAAAACAACGTGCCCGAATTGTTTGCCAAGAGTTTGAACCAGACAAACGTAAAACAGTTCTTAGAGGAGAATCCAGAAAAGATGCCTAAAGGTCTTAACGTGGATTCTGAATATGTAATTTCCGTAAGGAAGTAAGGAGATAATCATGAGTAACGAACGCTTTGTTCCCATTGAGGAACTTGCAAAGCATTTTACTGTCTCAGTTTCTACGATTCGCTCGTGGGTAAGGCAGGGGCACATACCGCCCGACACCTACATTAAAGTGGGTAACACATACAGATTTTCTGTATCTTCAGTTGCCGATGCGTTAACCTCGGCAGAATCCGAACCACAAACCGATTCTACGGTCGCAGAAACACCCATACTCGATGAGACGTATGAGGATGTTGTTGAAGATGATCTTCAATTAAGCCTTGACCTAGATGATGACCTCTAAGGAGCGCGAAATGTCAGAACTATCTATCTTTGAAATGAGCAGTGATATAGCCACAAGTGAGCTATTCAAATCACTACAAAACACAAACGATAACTTATTAAGCGGTAGCGGCGGCGGTAGTCAAAATCGTCGAATTAGCATCAAAGGCGGTAAGTTCCGCATGATGGTGAACGGAGAGCAAGTCTCTGTCAGTAAAGACGATAAGATGAATGTCGTCATTGTCGATGCCGCACACCTCGCACGTACCTATTACGAGGGCGAGTACGATCCGAATAAAATTGCACCGCCGATGTGTTGGTCAAACGACACGCAAACTCCCGCGAAAGAAGTAGGGGATGGTAAGCAGTCTGATCGTTGCATGGATTGCAAGCAGAACATCAAAGGTTCTGGTCAAGGTAATTCACGTGCGTGTCGCTACTCACAACGTCTCGCAGTCGTTATCGAAGGTGAACTTGATAAGGTATATCAGTTGCAGTTGCCTGCTACATCTATCTTTGGTGACCCAAAAGAAAACGGCGGTAAGATGATGCTTCAAGCATATGCCAAATACTTACAAGCACATAACACCCCTGCTGTCGCTATTGTCACTGAAATGTCTTTTGACGAAAACAGTGAAGTGCCGAAGCTGTCATTCAAACCGATTCGTCCATTGGAAGAAGCTGAGTTGAAGACTGTCGTTGAGATGAAAGATCATCCTGACACACAGAAAGCTATCACCATGACAGTCGCACAGACAGACGGCGTGATTGCAAGCTCAGAAGCACCGAAGGCTTTGTTCGCCGATGCACCCGCAAAGGAAGAAGTTAAGGCCGAAGAAGCTGTTGAAGAACCGAAGAAGGTTGTGAAGAAATCTACTCCCGCACCGAAAGAAGCTGACGAAGATTTGAGTTCTATCGTCGATTCTTGGGACGACTAAAACTATAAAATCGTGCGGTAAGGTACGTCCTGCCGCACTTGGTGTGGAGTGGTTATGGATACCAGAAGATTCTTAGAGACTACGCTCGCGAGTGAGGGTTTCTATTGCGTCTTTGCGGCCAATAACAAAACTGGACGGAAGATTCAGAAGTTCTACAAGTCATCGTATGATGCGATGCTTGCCGCGAAGAAGCTAGATGAGAACGGGTTTGACGCGTACTTTGCGCTCGCCACGTTCAATGAAGATAACTCACGTAAAGTTGATAATGTTTGTAAGCTGAAGTCGCTGTTCCTTGATCTGGACTGCGGTGTAAGCAAAGACTACGCAACACAGAAAGAAGCTGTTGATGCGCTACGTCTATTTATAAAGGCACTAAACCTACCCAAGCCAATACTGGTGAACTCCGGTAGAGGTATTCATGTGTATTGGCGGCTCACAGAAGAAGTCAAACTAATTGAGTGGTTGCCAGTGGCCGAAAGGCTCAAACGTGCCTGTGTCGAAAACAACTTACTGGCTGACCCCGCTGTTACCGCAGATGCGGCGCGTATCTTACGCGTGCCAGATACTCACAACTATAAAGATGAGACACCAAAACGTGTTTACTTATTAGGTAAAGAAGACGTACCGCCTGTTGATTTTGATGAATTTGCGGAGTTGCTTGGCGACGTTCCGATACCAGTTCCCAAGAAGTTAGAGGTACTCGGTGCAAATTCAACGCTCGATAAGATGTCAAACAATGTATCAAGCCGATTCAAAACAATCTTAGACAAGACATCACGCGGTGTTGGTTGTGAGCAGATCAGGCTTATTGCAACAGATCAAGAAAATTGCAGTGAACCGTTATGGCGTGCGGGGTTATCTATCGCTCGACTATGCGTAGATGGCGAAAAAGCCGCGCACATCATATCAAACAAGCACCCTGAATATGATCCAGAAGCCACAATCAAAAAGATGCACGGCATCAAAGAGGGGCCATATAAGTGCGATACGTTTGATGAGATCAACCCAGACGTATGTGGCGACTGCCCACACAGGGGGAAAATCGGGTCACCCATTACTCTCGGCAAAGAGATTCTTGAAGCTACGCCAGAAGACAATATTGTAGAGACAGATGTACAAGTCGCGGGTAGCGTGTCGCACGTACAGTTTCAAATACCGACATTCCCACGCCCGTATTTTAGAGGGGCACACGGCGGTGTGTATAAACGTGAGAAAGACAAAAGCGGTGATGTAGACGAAAAGATCATATATCACAACGACTTATACGTTGTTAAACGACTACGTGACGCAGATCAAGGCGAATCCATAGTAATGCGATTGCATTTACCGAAGGACGGTGTGCGGGATTTCATGGTGCCGTTGGCGACAGTCACATCAAAAGATGGTTTTGCTAGAGAAATGGCTAAGCAGGGCGTAGCCCTAGCTAAGATGGATAAGGTCATGGGATACGTATTGGATTGGGTAAACGAGTTACAGGAAACATCAATAGCCGAAGATGCCCACAGGCAGTTCGGGTGGACAGAAGGTCAAAAGTCGTTTGTGCTAGGGGCGGATGAATACACGCCACAAGGCAAAGTGACTAATCACCCATCGACGGTCACAACACAGTTCTTCCCAGAGATGAAGCCGAAGGGCACGTTTGAAGAATGGAAGGAGATGATTAACTTCTTTAACCGTGATGGTCTAGAGTTACACCAATACATTATATGTACTAATTTCGGTGCGCCTTTGATGGAGTTCATACCAAACATCCATGCCGCGAATCTACACATATTCTCGAAAGACTCTGGACTCGGCAAAACTACATCTATGCTCGCAGGGCTTTCGGTGTGGGGTAGGCCAGAAGGCTTGATTCTTGATGACCAAGATACGCGTAACTTTAAGATGAACCGTGCAGAAGTTTACAAGAACCTACCCATGATGATGGATGAGCTAACCAACACAGAAGCGCGGGAGCTAAGTCAATTAGCATATCAGCTAACAAGTGGGAAGCAGAGAGGCCGACTACAAAGTAGTGCCAACGCCGAAAGACATCGGGGGCTACCTTGGAGTACGGCGTTTTGTAGTACAGGTAACTCCAGTGCGGTCGAGAAAATATCTGCCATGAAAATCATGCCCAAGGCAGAGGCTCAGCGCATCATGGAATACAAAGTGG